CACCTGATAATTCAGCAGGTTGATCTTCTGGAGTTGCTCTTGTTAATACCCAATTTGTAGAAGCACCACCAACATTTGTAACCGTGTAAATACCGTTTTGAGTAGCGTCTGTTTGATCTTTAACTAAAACTCTATCATTTAAATTAGCAGCAGTTGAGTCAAGTGTTAATGTTCCTTGTGTGCCTGAATTAGTTAATGTTGCACCAACACCAGCAGTACCGTTATTATAAGTTGCTGATAAGTTAGCCGTTGTTGCAATTTTACAAGATGGTTTAGTATCTAAACCTTGTGCAACTTGGTCAACATACATTTTGTTTGCAAGTGAATTATCTGTAAATCCTGCTCTGTCTTCATAACCTGATGGTACAACTACCGTACCTGTACCGTGAGGTGTTAAAGTAATATCTTTATTACCTGCTGTTGTAGTTATTGTTTGACCATTTAATGTAAGATCATCTACAACTAAAGAAGTTAAACCTGAAATATCTGTTGTAGCAGCGGCACCTAAAGTTAATGTTTGAGCACCTAAAGATACTTGCGGATTTGCTATATTAGCATTTGTAATTCCAGCAGTACCAGATAAGTTAGCGTTTGTTAATGCTGTAGCAGTTACCGTTACCGTATTATCAGTAACCGTTTGTGTCATACCACCTGTACCTGCGAAAGTTAATGTTTCGGAAGTATTGTATGTATCTGTTCCTGTATCACCTGCTAAATTAATAAATTGATTAACGGTATCAAAATCTAAATTTCCTGATCCATCAGTTTTTAAGAACTGACCAGCAGTACCGTCACCATCAGGTAAAACAAAAGTTTGTGAAGCTGTTACTGCATTAGGAGATTTAATTCCTATGTAGTTAGTACCGTTATTAGTACCTTCGTTAAATCTAACTTCACCACCTGCTGTTAGTGAGTTACCTACGTTTAATGTATCTATTGCTAAGTTTGAATCTGCAATGATAGCTGAATTTCCTGTCAACGTACCTTGTACGTGATCTAACATATCTGTAAAATACTGACCTCCGATTACTGATACGTTATTTGCGTCACCGTTACCGTCAACGCCACCTTCACCTATAAAGATTCTATCTCCTAGGTTATTTTGTGCGCCTGTTCCATAAGTGTATGCTAATTCACCAAGTTTAAGTGTTGCTGGTGCTGAAGTTGCCGAACTTCTTTTAATCTGTATTACCGTTGCCATATGTTACTCTCTAAAATGATCCGCCGTTAAAAGTTAAAGTACCAGTAGTGGTTACAATTTCGTTTCTACTTACGAACTTACCATCACTAGCTCTGTATTGTAATAATGCACCATCATTTAAAGAAGTTACGTCAACGTCACCTAATAATTTTAAAGAAAGAGAACTATTTTGTAGTGAAGTACCTGAAGGCAGGGTTACTGAAACTTTTTTGGGTCCGCTTCCAGTAGAAGCATTAATTTTTGCTGTAATACTTGCCATAAACCTCTCTCTTTTGTTATATTTATAATACTTTTATTATGTAGTTACGTTAGGTCTTACCGTGATTAAACCCTCAATTACTCTAGTTACCGTACCTGTGGAAGTCTGTGTAATTTCTACATCATACACATATCTTTCTGCGTCTAAAGCAGCCGTTTGAGCAGCCGTCATTGACAGAGCAACTACTCCTGAAGTAGCGTCTGTGGCAATAACTGAAGTCAATGACGTTCTTGTTCTAGTTGACGCATAACCTTTTGCCATCTTCGCTTCTGTCGTATATCCAGTTAGATTAAATGCGTTTCCGTTTGCGTCTTTTACGGTTACGTCTGAACTGAAATTAGCGCCTTGATCTATTATTAAATTAGCTATTGCTGCCATTGTCTTCTTTTATTGGTTGAACTTTCTCTTCCTTCATCAATTCTATAATTTTTTTGTTATAAAATTCAGTAAGAACTTCAATTTTTTCCAACTCAACATTGTGTCTGACTTTAGAAGCCTCAATCTCTTGTCTAGCAACGATTCTATTTCTTAATCCTATACTAAACTTTGTTTCATCATATACTTTACCATCTATTACTATTGACATTATATTCTCCTCGTGTTATAATATATAGGTATATTTATACGTTATAAATAATAATATTATTAAAAGGAGTAAATTTATGGCATATTGGATATTAGCAACATATACACGACCAAGTACAGATACAGCGTGGTTTTCACCAGCTGCTGATACGGTTGCAAAAGTCAATGAATATAAGGATTCAGGAAAAATAGTACATTATGAAGTCAAAGAATCAGACAATAAATTAAATCAATTTATAAAAATTGGATTTTCAGACGTTGCTGAGTCTTTAAACTTTAAAGATGAAGACGTTATACAAGCAAATGATACTGCTAGATTATCTTATAGTGATACAAATTCTGTGAATTGGAATATAGAAGATAGAGAAGAAGTAGAACCTACAATTTAGGTAAATCAAAAACAACATTATCAGGCGTATCTAATATAGATATATTCTGTCTGCATTGTTCTTTTTCATTAATAGGACCTGGACAAGTAAAATACATACCCGATAATATCTTATACTGATAAGTATTTTTCTTATTAAATCTTTTAACTTGTCTTTCTAAAGCAGGTCTTCTTTTTTCACCATATATTGAGTAGAAAGGAACTAATCCTTTTTCTAATGCAATCTTTGTTTGTAGAGGTATAAAATAATCTGAAGCAATTGCTTTTAATTCTTTTTCATTTAAAAATGATAACGCACCACTTCTTGCCTTTTTAAAATAATATGTACGATCACATATTCTAATTAGTTTAGGATGCCATTGTGGACTTTGATACATACCTGCCATTGCAACAACTTCATCTTTGTAAGTAGCAATATGAAAAGTAGAATAACCTGATAATCTATCTTCAAAATTTTTTTTAGTGTAATTAGTTGAATCAATCTTTGCCATTTCTGCCAAAGATAACATTTTTTCTTTATCTTTTATTATATCATTAATTGAGATCATCCTGCCCCATAACAGAAACAATTAAATGTATTCTATCTGTTTGTCCTAAATTCCAAGCAGAGTGTTTCCAACCTTGATTAATAAACCATACGCCACCATCAGCAGGTAAATGTTTTACTTCAGGCAATTCATTTTTTCTTTGTATGCCCATATAAGACCAAGGATTAGTTTGTATAGGTATATGATACCTTACTGAATAACTTGTATTATAATCCATATGAGGTAAAATAAAACCTTTTGGTTTCATAATAATTAATCTTGTTCTTGTTGCTTTTGATTTAAAAGATTTTAAAACTTCTTCTATGTAAGTACCTTTTGCCCAATCTACTATTTGTTGATAATTTCTCTCATCACCTTCTGGTGTACGACCTGTTTTATTATTAGGAATTAAATAACCTTCATCTTTAAAAGTAGTAATAGGAACTTGTACATATGCGTCATTACAATGTGTTGAAAATGTATCACAACCATTATTTAAATAATCTCTATACTTGTCAAGTTTATCTTTATTATCATTGATAACTGCTAATAGTTTTTCTACATTAACATTGATGTCTAACTTTTTAAAGTTTGGTAAGTCTTGTCTTTGTTTCATTTTAATATTTTCTCTATTATCAAACCAGATAAATCCCATTTACCTAATCTTATTTTACCACCGTCATTATGGTGTTTATCGTGGTATGCTTCTCCATTAGATAACAAATATATAAACATATTAGTTACAGGTTTATTGTCTTTATGACCTAATGCGTTAAACAATCCATAACCTATATTACTTAAAATAAAAGGTATCACAACAAAGATAGTAAAAAATTTTACACTAATTAATGTTGAAATAATTGAGATTATAATAAGTATTTCGTACCAATATTTATGTTGAAATACAACTAATTTATTCTTTAACAAATCATTGACTAATCTTCTTTCTACTTTAGGTATTGTCCAACGATTAAATACAACATTCCAAAAACCTTTATGATCGGGTGAGTGTGGATCTTTTTCTGTATCAGCATATGTGTGATGTATTCTGTGAGCAGCACACCAACCTATTATAGACCTTGCACCTGCAATAGTTACCATAAGTAAGATTATAATTTCATAAAACTTTGAAATTTTAAAATCCATTCTATGTGCATAATATCTATGCAAACCAATTGATATCCCAAAGATAGCAATAATCTGATACCATATAAAACCTAATAATATTATTTCCATCTAAATAATTTAGTCACCTTTTCAACTGAATCCTCAGTACATTCAACATTCATAACCAACATAATTGCTTTGTCTGAATAAGAAAATATAGAGTGTTTTTTATTTGTATTTAAAAAATAAACAGAACCATATTTAAAATATAAAGGTTTATCTTCATACATAAAATACATATCAGATGGATTACACAAACTTATAGGAACTAACAATCTCATACTTTTTTGTTCCTTACTTGTTCTCATATCTCTATGAGGAGGAAAGTATCCACCTTTTCTAAAATTTAAAAAATGTGTTCTCCATAACCAGGGTTTAAAAGGTTCTACTAGTTTTTGTACTTCTTCGCTTTTGTAATAGACATCTGTAAATGTTTTAAAAGAGTCTTCATCAAACTTTGTATTGTTTTCTCTATTGTATTCATATAAAGAATCTAAATCAATACCATTTCTAGTACCATCTGAACTTGTTACACTTAAACCGTATCTATTAATTTCTTTTCTAGGATTATATTGTTTCCATTCAAAGTCTTTTATTTCTTTTAAAAGTCTATCTGGATTACATCTAGTTTCTAATTCTATTTGATCCCCATAAGATATTAATTGATGATAATGTTTCATCTTTTATCACTCCAACTTGCTATATGTTGTCCTTCATTTTCAGATAATACTGAACTTGCTTTACCTTCTTTAATAGATTGTTCAACACCTTTCTTTTCAGTATTGACCATTTTTTTAAACTCATCATTTGGATATACTAATTTAGTATCATCTTTTACACAAGACATTAAAGCGTCTATGTGTTTTTGATGTTGATAAATTGGACAACACAATTCATATCTTTCAGTAGATTCTTTATTAGTATTAATCTTATGTTTATATGTAGTACCATTTAAGTACCATAATGTTCCATTGTCTAAAAATATTGTTTCTTTTTCAGTTTCAATATTAGCATTACCTTGTACCGTTAAATGAAATTGACCATCATAAAAATACTTGTCAGTATGCCATATAGACATTTCTTTTGAACTATCTTTTGTATATGCTAATATAAAAAAATCTATTCTAGGTTTTCTATTGTATATCTTTTCCCACTCTGGTAAGTGTTTTTCTAATTCTTCTCTAAACTTTTTCATAATAGGAAGATTACTTGACTTATGAAACTTCCATTGTTCATATGTGTTAAAGAACTTACCACTAGCATTAGATTTTTCTGTTCTAGGTAATTCATTTACAATATACTTACATTGTTCTAAACACCATTGAGCATCTAATTTTCCAAAAGTATTGTGTGTAGGTTCTACCATTCTATCCATTCTTTCTTTAACTCTGGTGGCAATACACTCATTCTATATATCTCATTAGGATAACTTTCTTCTCCTGTCCAAGGACTACCTATACATAAAGTTAACTTTTCGTCAGCAGGGTCTAATCCGTGTGGGTGACCACCATTTATAATATATGTGTTGTACGTATCAGGTACATATATCTTATTATTATCTTCATCTAAAAAATATAAACTATCTAACTTACCTGTTAATGCAAGTCTAAACTTTTGATGAAACTCTG